TGTTCTGATAACAAACCATCTGTTTTCAGAACATCTTAGTGTGACAGTAGCATTTACTGTAGGTGCACCACCTAATTGAATAGACGTTACACTTAAAGTAACACCAACAGCAGCCTGGATTTCAATTGCAGAAGCAGATCTATTAATAATAGTTACTTCTTGTCCTTCAGCGCTAGCTGCCGGTAATGTAAAAGAACTCTCTACAAAATAAGTAGCTGCAGTGAGCGCAACTGGTGCCTGAACAGCAGATGGTACTCCATAAGAACCTACAATTCCATTCTTAATTAATTTACCCCCTATTTTTAGATCTCCGGTAAATGTTGTTGCAACACTAAATGATGCTGCAGCAGATGTAATTGATGCGATAGTAGTACCGCCAGATGTTAGAGTAAGAGCGCTTGTAGAGATACTGGCAACATTTGACAATGTTGATGTAGTAGGATCTAAAAGTGCTGTGATTGAAGCCATTTCATCATTTAATAACTCAAAGTTACTATTGATAACTGGTCTTGATGAAGAAACTGAATCAGTTCCTAAAATTTCAGTAATGTTTGCCATTTTTATTGTTTTATTATTTTACTTTTATCATATTACGTTTTACAACGTTTTTGTTACCATATGTGTCTTCAGCACTTAACTCAATAGAGTAGAATCCAGATTCCTGAAATATGTATGTAAGCCACATATTATTATAGTATATATCATTGTTTGCTGGGTTACTTGCATGCTCAATCTTCCAAACTGGGTTTTTTAAACCAGCCATCTTAGAACCTTCCGCTGCTATAGTTACATGTGTTGATCTTTCAACCTCAGCAAAATCATTAAATACGCGAGTATCATCAAATGATGGATTATAATGTACAACATGCACATTTCCGTCTGTAATTTGATTATACGCTGCACCAAACGACCCATCGCTTATTTCAACTTTGTCAAAATCATAAGTTTTACTATATTCTTTACCGACAGCTAAAATATAGTAAAATGTCTCCACTGTACCATCAGTATTAGTATCACCAAGTACTGGATTATAATTAAACTTACTAATAATAGGGTCTGTTGAGGCATTAAGCTCAGCAGCAACAACTTTCCATGCAACAACATCATTAATACTAACTGGTGTTGGTGATGTTAGAGTTATCTCGCCACTTGTTACTGTATTAGTAGTTGGGTTTGTATGAGTTATCTTCACATTTGCACCAAGTGCAATTCCATCAGAAATCATAAACGAAGCAGTTTGATCTGCACCAACTATAGTATATTCCCAAGCTAAGTTTTTTGTATCATGCCAACGGTATTTAGCATCTTCCCAAACATAAGGTCCAGTTGTTTCACTAAAACCAGTTAAAGAATAAATATCTTTATATCTGCTCACCATAGAAAATCTAGCACCTTGGCTATCATCATGTAAATAGTTAGCCCTATCCATGGTCAAGTATAATGAAGCAATATGCTCATCAATTGTAGTTGTATTATTCTGAGGTTTATCCCAATAGCCACCGGACTTAGCCCAGTCGAATGTTTTATCATCCCAAGTAAAAGACTCTAGCCATTTATAAATACCATATAATTCAATATCTTTTAGATTAACTTTAAAAAGATCATCCATTCTATAATGAGATCTATGTCCAAATAAATCATAAGTCCTCATCTCAATACTATATGTTGTATTATTAGGAACTATAATTGGAAGTCTTATATAATCATCAATAGGACCTCTATATGTTTGAGAATACCCATTTGATGCTGTAACTAACCATTCGATTTCATATACCCATTTTTTCCACCAATTATCCCAAGTAATACCTGAGTGTAACTGGATAGTCCCGCTTGGAACTGGTGCAATATCACTTGGATCTGTATCTTCCCATGTAAACAATGCTTCATCCCAAATATCATCAAATGATGGAATGCCATTAAGAATAACAGGACATCCAACTGGAGTTCCCTCATTCCAAGTCTCTAATGTTTTATCATTATATGTCTCGTAAAATGATTCAACAATCCCAAGCAATTCTTTAAGTTCAGCGGGTGTTAATGTAGAATAATCTAAATCTCTATAATTTAAAAACTTATTATAATTACTTGCTGCATCATTTTGATCTAGTACATTACCGATTACCAATGCTATATCCTCTATAAAAAGAGTTCGTTCTAGTTGTTCTATTTTAAATTTAATATTATGACCTTCACTAAAATACGAAATTGCATTTTGTGTGTTCCAAACATTAAGATTTTTTTGTGTAAAATAATCACCCTCAGCTGTAATATCAATTATCTTTGCATTAAGTGGTAAGTATTCTAGTTGTAGTTTTTGCTTTAGGCCATATAATTTAATTAATACTTCCTCTGGTGTATAATCAAAATTCTCTTTTACATTAGGAAAGTCCCATTGGTCATATGTTCCATCAACATCATTTAATCTATAAACAAGACTAAACTTACTAGTCTTCTTCATTGTCTTAGAAGGAACCTGTACGGTCATCTTCTTTCTAATCATTTCTCCTCTAGCAGAAGAATTAGGTACTGGTACTGCATGTAGCTTACCAAAATTACTGGCAGCCCCGTCAATATTCATCCAATATTCCTTTAGTGTAAGTTTATTATAACCAAAGAAATCTATTGCATTTAAAATTGCTTTATATGTACCAACGAATGGCTTAATATTATGTAGCTCTAATAGAAGTTCTTTTCTCTTTTGGTTTAATAAAATATAATCCGGAGCCATCTCAGAAATATCATGCTCCTTAAATAATAAAAAGTCTGTATCTTCTAAAGTTGCCCCTAGGTTTCGTAAAAGAACTTTTAATCTCTCATCTTCTGCAACAACTTCCCCGTAAAATTTAAATTCTGCAATTCTTGTTTTAACATTACCTATTTTTTCATAAACACCTAGGGTTCTACGATGAGCCCCTTCAGTATTAGATTTAATTGCAATATTTAATTGTATTGCAGATGTATCGCTTGTATTTAAAACTTTAAAGCCATTTGCATCTAAAGAATCAACTACTGTATATGGAAGTAAATCCATATCAAGAAAAGTATTTTCCTTTACAGTAGGTATTCCGTCAACTAGACTAGAATCATACATAATAATATCAGAAGATGAATAAGGGCTTGCGTCCCATTCAAAATATAAAGAAGTTGCACTTGCAGAATCTGCAACTGGTCTATTAAAAGCTAAATCCCCTAACCTAGAAACCTGCTCTAATATAAAAATATTAACAGTCTCATATAAACCCTCGGAAACCTCATTAAAATATATCGTACCGGATATTATGCCAGTATTGGCATTTGCTTCAAGATTTAAATCATGACTAACTCCCTTAAAATATCTAAAATTATTATACATTATCTAACAGTTTCGTCGTCTTTTTTAGTAGTATAGTTCTTGTAATTCTTTACATACCTAATACCACTTGTTATATTATATAATGAATCATCTAAGAATACGATAAATTCACGTAAAGTATCACTCCTTAAAATAAAAGGTGACACCGACCTAAGTAAGATCCCATCTTCTTTATAGTCCTTCCCTAGATTGAATTTTAAATCCTTTCTAGCTTTAGGAACATCATATATCTTATCTTCTTTATATCTAAAGAGATTTTCAAATGGATTTATCATTATTTAAGTGCTTTTCTATTTCCAGCCTGTACCCTAGTGTAAATAGTTCTAGGAACTGGCTTCTCATCAAAATTAATACTTAATGCTGCTTCTCGATTCATAAGAACATCATCTTCTATTACATCACCATCGCGATCTTGCCAACCACCTCTAAATAAGGCTACTTCTTCCTTGCCCATAACAATATCACCCCATTGATCTAGCCCTGTAATATCTTCAGGTAATACCATACCAGGAGTTACTGTTACTTTCTTAATATCTTCAATTTTCTTAAAGAAAACATATTTTTGTTTACCATTTCCAATATCTTCTAGTGTTACTGGCTCTTGTGGTAAAACTTGTGTGGTTATTGATTCATAGTACCCGTTTAATCTTGCAGCCTCTTCGGTTTCAGAAATAAATCTAACATTAACTGAATCAATACCTTCAACACCTTCTAGTATATAAACAATATCAGACTTAGGTAGTTTATCTCTTCTTGTTATATTTAATAAATAATTAGCAACTATGCTTCTAACATTAGTAAATATAGTTTCTTTTTCAAAGCCTTCAAAATATCTAATATCAATATCCATAGAATATCTTCTAACTTTAGGCTTAACAAAGCTAACCTCAGTGGTTACCATCATTTGACCAGAGTCTTGTAATACTTTTAGCATTGCATCGTATTCAGAATTAGCAAAGAACATCTCTTCTGCTGGCATATCGAAATAATCAGAACCTTTAGCTACTTTATTTTTTACATCTGGAATTGCAAAGATATAGATTACATTATCATCATCTAGGTATTCATCATCTGTTGTATTGTAAGCGTCAATATAAGAGAACATTGCATATTTAGAAAGGAAATACTCATAATTATCTGGGGTTGCCAGTACGAAGCTCTTAGATGCCATAGGAGTCAAGATCTTTGTAAAGTCAATTGATTCCTTATCAGCCCCCATTTTAGGAGAGGAGGTAACGGTAACACTTAATAATTCATTTAGGTCATGTGTAACGCCAGCTATATCTTCACCTTCATCTTGCCATTTAATTTTTAACTCGTTAGAATCGGAAATATTACCAGCTGAGCCTTTATGTTTTAAGTATTCAATTTCAATAGTTGCACCTGCTGCTGGAATTAATCCAAAGTTATTGTTTCCAAAATAAAGATCCAATCCACCTGAAATACCCGTTTTAATTAGGTATCCTTTTTCATTTGCTAAAATGTCATACAGTGATTCGTGTTTTGTCCACTTTTCACCATTAACACTAACTGTAACTCTATTATGATCCGTTAAGCCAAATCCAGTCTTTACATTAAACGATTGCATTGGTTCACCAGAAGAAGTAACTGTCTGTGTTTCAAAAACACCCTGTACTATAGGAACTGTTATTTCATTAAGATTTGATTTGTCTATTCTAAAAATTTCAGTAGGAGTTAATAATGTATAGAATAATCCATTAGTTTCAAATTTAATTTCTGCTCTTCCATCAATAACTAAACCATTCCCTGCAATTTTAGACATGTCCCCTAATTCCGGCTTCCATCTAAACTTAATTTCACCAAATGCAGCAAAACCTCTAGTTGCATCATGTCCAGTTAATCTAGACATTCCATAAACTGATTCAGGATGCTGCGCTGTGTAAATGTTTTGCTCTACTGTTGCATCTTCTATATAGAACATTAATAACTCAGTAACATCAGCAATAACCGAAACTAATTGTGCAAACGGGGAAGCTGCTGTAAAAAGAACGCCAGATCGCTTATATACCCTAGAGATATATGAGGATGCATCTTCTCTAATTTGAGTAGCTGTAGTCCTAATTCTATTTAAAAATTTTAATTCGGCCATTTCTTGTTTTACTTATAATTTATGCACGTACAGAGACTGAGTACTTATTATCTATCTTAATATCTATATAACCGATATCTCGAACTAGACCTTTTTCAAAAGTAACATCAATCTTCACATTGTGTTTATTAGCCAAGGGACAATATGCTGTCAATTGGTTTCTTATTTCCTTTCTAATTTTATATTCTGCGAATCCAAAAGTAAAAAGCATATCCTCTAGACTACATCCAAAATCAGGTTTACCTAGAACTTCACCCTTCCTAGTAAATAAAATAGTCTCAATTTGAATAATGAGTTGTTGTATCTCATCTTCAACTTGAAGCTTACTAATTTCAAAATTTGGGTCTCCGTATGCTTTAATATAAATCTCCATCCGTTATATATTCGTTTTTTATGAGTGGAACATCCAGTCGACTCCCTCATCTCCCTTTATTTCTTCTTCAATCTTTTCAAGTTCTTCATCTCCCATGTCTTTAATTGCTCCATAATCAAATTCAACATTACCGGGCATTGCAAACTTAAAGATACCTAACTTAGCTCCTAATGATTGTTTTATTTTTGCACTAATATATCTAAAGAAGATCTCATCCTCGTACAGTGCGCAGTCTGAGATGGTCTCATAGACCTCAAGGATAACATCTCCCTTTGGAGTGTCACCCATAATCTTTAAATCACCAGTTAATTGTGAATAATTATAAGAGATTGGATTATTTAAGATCTGTCTAGACATATCTGCTAAAGAAGCATTAAGTACATAGAATTGTAATTCCTCTGCTTGTTCAGCAGCACCGGAACCTTCAGTCATTCCTCTAAATAACATCTTCTCCATAGAGAAATCAGATCCACTTTGGAATCTAACATCCATTCCACTACCAGCTGTATTCCAGCCTGATGCAAGATCATACAATCCATGAACAGAATAGACTTGTCCACTGCCATCGACACCTGCGCCTGGTAGTGTTAAAGTCCTATTGTCTTTAAAATATTGCGTTGAGAATATTGAATGTGGTATATGGTAATAGTTCTCCTTTACAGAATATTCGTACTTCTTATAGAACCATTTCTTAGCTCTTTTAATAATATTAATTATCTCACGCTGTGGTAATTGTACTGGAACCATACAAGCTCCAGTGATATCATCACTAATTTCAGTAAGAAATGCATTTAAACAGTTATCACCAAAATCCCTTGGTGTATTTAAACCAGTTTCATTTCCGCTTCTAATTTCACTCATTTTATTATTTTATTTTTTTGCTTACTACTATTTCAGTATCTTCAAATCTAGCAGCATTAGTTAGAAAACCTTCTCTAAATATACCGCCAATCATTTTACCTTTAAAAACACCGTCTCTACCAAAGACATAACAGTTAGTTAATTCACAACTACCATGTACATATGATGATTCTATTTTAGATTCTAATACATTTGTATTTCTATAAAAGTCACATCTTAATAGATTAGCACCCTTAATAGTACAGCCATAAAAATTAGAAGCCTCAATATTACCACCGAGCTCACAATTTATAAAGTCATATCCAGTTAATAAATAACAAAGTCCTAACTTACCATCTTTGACTTGTATGCGGCCGATGTCGCTGTCATAGTTGATTATACCAGAAGTCATTCCGCCGCTTATAATTAAATCCATTACGTTAGCTTTTATTTTAGCCCATTGTAATTGAATAACCTGTGGGTGGTCTTGTAAATCTACTAATAAATTTATATCCGGCCAGTATTTATTAATCTTAGTCCAGTCTTTAAGTGACTCAACTATAGGTAGATTCTTATTAAGAATCTTTTTAAGTTCAAGTTTGTTTTCTTCTGTAAATAAGGGAGCGTTGCATGAATTCCACATTTGCATTAGGAACATTTCAGTAAGATATGAAATCTCTTCTACTTTATTTTCATAATCAGCACCGCCTAAATACCTAAACTCTAGATAATTCTTTTGAGCTTTTTCAAAATTAATCCCATAATATTTTGTATCTGCAAATTTATAACTATGTGATGAAATATTACTACCATCAAAGAAATAAGATTCAGTTTTAGGCATTACCCATTTTATACTTTTAGCATAAACAGAATCTTCTCTACTTGGAAAGAATTTGTAAACTTGTGCCTCATTAAAATCAAGGATAAACTTTAAGACATTCATCTTAGAGATCATATCCTTATCACTTAAATATTTTTTATCAAATGATAAATTAATATGAATAGATGCCCTATCAGTAGTGTACCCGTTCTCTCGGATCCACTTTGACATGTTAGAAATCAGAATCTTTGCGTTCCTGTATGGAATAGCACCAGTAACTAGTTCTATTAACCCCTTACCACCAGACATGTCTGGTTCTAATTTAAATTCATCAGCAGATGGCTGGAATTCTGAATGGGCCTTATCTTCTAATCTAATAGGTCGGCCTAGGAGGTCACTCAATGATTTTCGAGTCTCTTCTAGGCCGATATTAGAATAGAATTCGAACTCAACCCCAACCAATGCTGAGTTTAGTATTGAGTCGCGAGATGAATCCCTATTTAATTTTTGTATCATATGAGTGTGATATTACGTTTGAATATATATCACACTTAAAATACTTTAGTTATTAAGGCATTTTTAAGAATACCTTTTTGCTTTCTGTATCAATTCTCGTGATCTGCACGGTAATCTTATCCCCTGGGCTAAAGACATCCATTAAAGAATCTTCTAGTTCACTAACATGCAGTAGGCCTGTTATACCCTCTTCAATATTAATAAATAATCCATACTCTTTTTTAGTTTTTACAATAGCTTCAACTGTTGTAGGGATTTGATATCTTGTAGCAATATCTAACCAAGGATTAATAACCATATTATCCCTTTGTGTTAAAGTAATTTTAGTATTGGAAACAACATCCTTTACTTTAAATTTAATCTCATCACCTGGTTTAATTTCCCTAGCCTTAAATGCTGGCATTATTTCATCATCTAAATCATTAACGTGAATCATACCAGTTAAGCATTTATTAAATTCAACAAAGATACCATACTTAGCAGTACCAGTAACATTACCAATATATTCAGCATCCTTATTATCTTTAATAGATTGAATCTCATTAGGAATCATAGCTTGTAAATATTTTCTATGTGATACTACAATTGTACCTCTTTCTGGTGAGAAACTCACTGGAACAACGTATAATTCAGATCCAATAATAGATTCAAAATCATGTAGTTTGTTAATTCCTGCAAGTGAACCTGGCATGAAACATTCAACGCCTTGTACATTTACAATATAACCACCATTTTCAATCATATGAGAAACTGTACCTACCCATGCAGTATCTTCACTCTCAACACCAGATCTTAGGTCTAAGAATACTTTATGCTTAATACCACCTGTGATAGATCCAAGAATGTGTGAATTAGATTTTGCTGCAAGAATTAAGACTGAAGTTTCATCTCCTGGTGATAATGCTTGAACTGCTTCAGATTCCTTTTCATATTTAATATAAATAAGTTCTCTGTATCCAACATCAACTGAGATCATATCATTGTTCATTGCATGAATCTTACCTCCGTAGATTGAACCTTCTGTAACATCAGGAAGTACATCTGCGGATGGGTGTGTGTTCATTAGGTTATAAAGTTCTTGGGCATATGGTTCCCTAGAAAAAACTTTATCACCATTCTTTGTCTTGATATGTGGGTTGTGTTTTTTGGTTCTTGATGGGCATGTAGCTTCATAGCCATCCCAGTCAAATTCACCAGTTTCATTAAAATAGCTTTTTTCAGTTATGGAAGCTTTCTCCACATTGATTTCAGATTGAGGTTCTGGAAATCGATCGACCTTTTTGTCTAGAGGCACCGTAGTGATTCTAGCTCGTTTGCTTTTTTCGTTCATTTTTTTATATTAAGAGTGTAACATATTATATATCCACTTCTCCCACTAGATTTAGGAGTCAATGTTTGTTAACAACTTTCTGCAAAATAAGTGCCATTTTATTTTTTTATGTCATACTTTTTTATTATATTACACTTGTAATTAAAAACAAACACAAACTATGTCAAATACTTCTACTTTTTCTATTTCAAATCAAAGTCAATTCGAAGATGCTCTTTGTTGGGTATCGGATCTTTATAAAGATGTTAATGGATTTAGACCCAGGGGGTATAATTTTCATAAATGGTCTTTCCAGGAATTGACTGATTTTATTAATGACCTTTCTGAGGTTAGTGAAAGGCAGGAAGCCGAAGAAAAGGCTTGGGCTCAGAAAGCTGTTAATGACGTAATGTCTGTAGGGGCTGACTGTAAAGAGACTGCTTTGCGTTGGTTAGATCAGGCTGATGCTTATTTCATATATGGTGATGATGAGTTCTATGCAGACAGTATTGAAAAATACGGTTGGGCATCTAAAAAGTTTGAATTATGCTAATTAAAAAACAAAAAAAATATGAATAAATTTAATGTAAATGAAGTAAAGTGCAATGGCATTGGTGGCAAAGGTTATAAGGCAGTCCTTAAGCATAAAGATGCAATCCAAGGAATTTGTCAAGAAGTTAGAGATCTTATAGGCACGGAGGAATTATATTCATTAGCTACTATGGATACAAATACGGATTATCATCGAGGTCGTCGATTTGAAGAGGTTGAAGATAATGCATTCCGATTAATTACTGGTATCGCGGAACATGTAAGTTCTTATATGGAAGACGAAACACTAATAGAGATGCATGTTGCATCAATTCTAAAGATGCTTTCTACGGAAGATAAGGTAACACTTGTTGTGGATGCATGTCGCGACTGTGCGTCCGCAGACCATTGGTATACTTTCGAAAAAGATTGGGGTTAAGATACAACTGGCACAAAACCAACCATTGGAATTGGAGGCCCTGGTGTTGGTATACCACCTAAATAAATTAGCTTAAATTCTAATAAGTGCAAAGCATAGACTGCTGCTAATGCTGTTGCTACTGTAACAGCAGGTGGTTGAGTCGCTGGCACTTTGTCAAAAGTCTTACCGCTATTTAATGCCCTTCTTATGCCCTTTGATAATCTAGACATACTTCCATAATACACAGGAACATAAATTCCACCAAGTGGCAGATTAACTAACGCTGGCAGCATAGCTGGCATTGGCGTGAATGGTTGTATTAAATGGGCATACCAAAATGCAATAGTAGCAGCAGCTATTTTTTCATAAGGATCCTGTGAATCCGCATAATTAAAATCAATATTCACCGGAGTTTCATTTAAGTCACATTCATCAGCAGCAGCCTTTGCATCAATTGCCATTTGAATTACAGATTTATAAATAGTCCCAGCTCCCGAAGTGCTCATTTTTTGCTTTAGCGTTACCAATGTATCAGAGCCAGATATTGCTGGATGTCCATTCCATTTTATTTTATACTCACGCTCCTCATAGTTATTTTTAACATAACTACTATCTTTGTCATAGTAAATATGCTTTAAATTAATATCAGAGTCTACAGCCCAATCATTACCACCGTTCCAATCCACCTTTCTACCATATGTGTATGTAAATAATACTATAACCTCATTTGTTAAAAACTTAGGTCTATTGTTATCTACGGTATGTGATACTTGTATTTTATATTTAGACAACGGGCATTCTTTCCTAGCAGTGTCATATCGAGAGTATGGCCAAGGTACTGTCATTGGGCTCTTTTGACCCTTTAAAATCCTCTTATACATGTCATCTACTACATGGTCATAATACACCCATTCATATTTTTCATAATTAAAATACAAGGGCCTTGTTTCTAAATACGTTGGGAAAGCAAGATTAATAGAAGCCAATACATGACTTTCAACATTGTTAATTAGAGTTTGCCAGTCATATCCAGCAGCAGCTATGTTATCTCTAGCCTTTTTGGAAACATTAAAGTAAGGCCAAGCACCAACTGTTCTATTTCTAAAATCTGATTTATAAAAATTAATATCATTGCCCCCATAATAAAGACTACCTAGTCTTAAAATCCAATCATAAAAATTTATTTTTTCAGTGATGTTTAGAATTTCCTCAAACTCTCTAATTAGTTTAGTTGCAATTAGTTTTTCAACTTCATGCTGTGGCTGTCCATCTTCAATACAATGGAATTCATTAAACGTAAACTTATGGAGATTCATAGTAGAATCGTCCTTGTACTTTTCTATAAAAGCAATAAATTTCTTCTTTCTCTTCTTCTCTTCCTCAATTGGATCTGGTTCCTCAATTGGATCTGGGCAAAGATCAGCAAAGGCTTCATGGCTTTGTTTACCCTCTTTGATAATATTTCCATCTGCATCCTTTGTATCCATGAGCGGTAGATCACCTACTCTATATAATTGTTCAAAGGCTTCGCCATAAGCTAGCTTAAGCGCAAGATCTGCTGCTGGGTTTGCTTGTCGCATTGCCCCAAGTGGAGTTTGTGCTGTATTAATAGCAGCAATATATTCTTCTGCTAGAGCTTCACCAAAGTCTCTTCTACCACTCGGGGTAGTAAATGGAATATAATCCACTCCAAAGTTTGGATTACTTGGAGGTATTACTGCACCTGGATATGGTTCACCTCCAGCGCCAATTCGCATTGGCTCATTAGCAATAGAACCTGGGTTTGTAAATTCTTGACTAGATAGTAGTTGCGTAACGTTTGGTATGAATGTTGGCCATAATGCGGGCATAGTTATTTACCTTTTTGTTGATAGTCCGGATGTGTAGCTGAAAGTTGTCCAACAACAACCGGCGTTGGTGGCATTGGAGGACCAGAAGGCCCTATTCCAGTTGGATGTATATGTGTATTATAGTCATCTAGCCACATTTGTAACCAATCTTGTAAAGACTGACCTCTTACTGCTGGTTGCTCTTCGTCAGCACCGGTTTCGCCAGTATTTGAGATAAAAATATCACCACAGTCTAAAAACATTTTAGCATCTGTGCTAATCTTAATAAAACCTTCTTCATCAATTTGAATCATTGGTCGCTCCTTGGCTCCAGAGCCACGCGTTATGACAAGGCCATCTTCCGGTGAGTGATATATCCTCAAGTTTCTTTCAGCGTCATAAACTAAGCTTATAACATCATGAGGGGCGTCTGATGCATTAAGAACATCATCTTTTAATTCTGTATTCTGGTCTATTTGAAACCAATATTCTGGGTGGTAAAGATTACCATTGTCAAAGCGGACTGCTACTATATCACCAACTCTTGGGACACTATGAGAGCCAACTTGATCTCTATTCATTGGAGTTGCCCATGGGATAGCAGCTTCTGGTAAAAGATCAAATTTGCCAAATACCTTTACCCTACACCTTCCATCATTTAATGGGTCTGTATTTACTACGACTTCGCCTAACCAATGCCCATCTCTAAGGTTATCTACAACAAATTCATTTTTATTCATAAACGTTATCCTTTGTTAATGTGTCATTATTAGCAGCAGGCTTATCATAAACACTACTTTTACCTAGATCATCATTATCAGGAGCAGTATTGCCATAAACATTTTCTTTTGTTAACGTGGAATCACCACCTGGAGTCTTATCATAAACACTACTTTTACCTAGATCATCATTATCAGGAGCAATCTTATCATAAACGCTTTCATTTATAGGTGAATTACTATCAGGTGTTGCTGCACCATAAACTTTATCTGGGCTTATTGGGGTTTCGCCTTTAGGTTTTGCTGAAGATTTAATACCCTTGGCTACTTGTCCTGCAGCATTTATTAATCCATTAATACTTCCAGCATTAATAGCATCTTGTACAGTACCTAGTGGATTTACACCATATACATTATCCAAGAATAATTTGCCTGTTACGTTTTCAACAGCTGAATTAACTACATTTGCCAATGGACCGCCCAAGAGAGCACCGTGTGCATTTCCTAAACTGCCACCCATTCCAATTCCATCTGTAATGTTAGTGACTTGACTTACAACTCCCGTTGCTCGGTCTTTAAGCTTAGCCATTTTACTTTTAACCTTATCTCCAAGTGGGGAGCTCTTTTTCCCTTCCTCTGCCGGTTCTGCACCACTTACATCAGTAGCTGGATTATACGCATTCGGAGCTGCTGTTTTCTTAGGAGGTATATTAAGCTCCTCTTCACGAACACCTAAATGCAAACCTGGCTGGTATGATGGGTTTTTTACAGTAGAATATGAGAATGCAATCTTAGACTTTTTCATATCTGGATTCTTATTCAACTCGGCTAACATTTCTTTACCAGATTCCATATCAAATAAACAACGCCCAAGTTGAACATGTATAAATGGCTTCACATCAGCAGCCAAAGCCGGAGCAATAACAAAGCCATCATCTTTTAAATC